CGGGCCTTACCAAGGACCGTAATCTATGGAGATTTCTCCATGATCAGCTCGCGCCGGAGAACCCGGCGTGGGATGGTTTCCAAGGAAACCCAGTCAGAGGTTTCAGTACTGACCTTGAAGAAGCCACCGATTTTGGTAATTGGTGGTTCGCAAAGGCAGTCTGGTCGGAATTCATCCGTCAGACCTCTGGCTCTCAGCAACCCACAGGGTTGATGATGTTGGCAAAGTGTATCTACACTACCAAGAGGCTCGTGTTCTTCCGAGTCTCAAAGAACCAGTACTCCCGGTTCTGGACATCAAGAGGCTTCTTGATGGGAGATTACTTTACCAAAGTAATCTTAACTATCGGACAAGATTATAATGTCCGAAAGGCCCTATTGGATTCTCCGATAGGGGGTTTCTCGACGAATCGAGAAATCGAAAGGGTTGGATCTTCCAAACCTTATAACCTTGAGGAACTCAAGGCTAGAGGCCTCCATGAGAGGAAACCTTTCCGACCAGTTATCGCTGGTTCAGCGTACACACTGGTCGGGGACGACGTAGTAGTTATCTACGTCGTTATCTGGGCGGAGGGGATGCTTTCCCCTTACTTCCGCACAGCTGCTTCCACCGGCGGGTGGAAGATATCGGAGGATGATACCTTCGATAGTGACCACTTACTCTTCTATTGTGAAGAGGGGTCCCTCGTACCTAGGTCTTCCCTAGATACGACCCGCCAGTCTATCTGGCGAGGGAGGGTTGTCGATTACCTTGACTACCCTAGAATCCGTCTCTTCTTACCTGTTAAGGTTGAAACGGATACATACTCGTGTACAAACACGGGCAGATTCGACCTCCTTGGTAAGGAGGCTCGATGGGTCACTGGGACTTCCAGTGCCCGGGCTCAGTTGATGTATTCAACAGGCCAGGTACTACAACACCTTGTAGTACCAAGGGACATAGAGTGTCTATGTCCTTATACTCCCAAGGAGATCGGGGGTGACGGGTCCTATGATCCCGACCCCGAGTTTTTCTCGGAAGTAATCCGTCGGAAATCGAAATCTCCGGCAGAGACGCTCTATCGTATGGAGCGCCAACTTATGAGAACGTGGGCTCATAAGTACGTGGTTTCTGACAAACCACGTGGGGGCGTGTTTAAACACGACCTCATTCTTCCTACGCTCGACCGGCTTAGGAAGTGGCTGCCTGAACGGGCGGTCATAACTCCTCCAAGTGAGGAGCATGCCGAGCTTCTACAGGCTTTGCCTCGTGGGATCCTTGAGAGTCCCACGATAACCTTCTTCAAAATCGTGAAGAGGGTGTATTACCACTGGCTTTTCCGTGGTATACTACTGCCTAACCTGATGGTTAAGTCAGATGTCGAATCCAAGCGGGGTTCAACAAAAGAAGCGCCCTTGTGGCGGTTCTTCGACAAGGAAAGGATGGAATCCTACCTTGAAAGGTGGAGAAACCCCGGTTTCTCCTACCGAAACACCGAACCTTTCTTCGTTGTCCCATATAGGCATAAGGATGTCCTTAGCCTAGGCTGGAATTGGAAATTCCGAGCCGAGCGTCCGACTGAGACCAGTCGGATCGACATAACATCCTTCTTGGACGTTATTATGCACGGTAAGGATGTACCCCTTATCGTTGACCGCCTCAATATGTATTTTGAGACGGATCCCTTACTCATGATTCGAGTAAGAGAAAACAACTCCATTTCCGGAGTTGTTGGACTAGTCTCGGGCGACAAGAAACTTGCCCGCCGGATAGTTGAATTTATCCGCGCGAACCGAGACCGGTATTCGAGGGTGGTATTAATCCACCCTGCGATATTCTTTCTTGGACGTATCCAAGAAATTCAAACAAGTATCAACTTGTTTGACGCCGGGGCCATTAACTACTTCGGTCGAACTGTAGGTCGCAGTAACCTTCAGGATGT